CTTCTTGTGGACGACTTTGTGTATGATGGGGGAGGGAAGACGAAGGGCAAACTTGGACTTCGGGTCGCACTTGGTACCGTCAGATACACCTCAGGTAAAATCGCCCACGGTAACGGAAAAGGCGTAAACATTCGCACACCAACTGCTACTATTGCAGTTCGTGGCACAGACTTCGTTATGTCGGTTGATGAAGCAGGTCGTTCTACGGTCGTGCTGGTTCCCGAATGCTATAACGAATTAGATATTACAAAGCAAACTGCCGAATGTCCTAATGGTATGATTGATGTTATTACAGCATCGGGCGTAGTTACATTAGATAAACCATTCCAAGCAACGGTTGTTGAGAACAACTTTGCACCTCCTGCTCCACCAGTGGTGATCAATCCGTTGATTAAGTCACTGGACAACAACGTTCAAATCGTTCCACTAGAAACAGATGATGGTCAAAGCATACTTCAACTTGCTAGAGACAGTTTGAAGAGATTTACGAATCCTTCTAAAGCAGCATCGGATGACAATAAAGATCCAGATGGCGGCACAACTGATAACGTCGAACAAGTCGCTGCGGCGATGCGTCGACCAGCAACACCACAAGAACTACTAGCAGTTTTTGCTGAATATAATGAAGGTAACATTCCAGCAGAAACAGTCTATACTAATGTTTCCCCGATATTCAAGAAGAACGTTCAGGTAGGTTGGGTTTATACTCGCTTGTCTGAGGATAGACAACAGGCAGTTACTATCTGGTTGGAGAAGGGTAACGAAGCACAAGTTGTATCTGTTCAAAATGGTTTGATAGATGTTTACAACTTTGTGGACGATAAGTGGACAACATCTGGAACTGGTAGACCTCAAGGTAATATTACAGTGATGCAGGAAACAGGTGTGAGATGAAAAAACTAATTGCTCTCTTTCTACTATTCTTTGCGACGCCAGCATTTGCACAAGTAACGAACTATGGTTTCGAGAATGGTAACTATACTGGTTGGACAGTAAGTAATGGTTCGACTGCCGCAAGAACTTCGTGGAGTCCAAACGGAAGTGGTGCTCAGGTAACAACTGGTATGACTAACTATTGTCCAGGTGGTGGTAAGTGCTGGACAGTTACTCCATATGGTTCTTACATGGTATCTCTACAAGCAGGTGGTGGTTCTCCTGGATTTGATAGTGCCATGACAACTCTTGGTTTACAAGGTTCTACGATTACATCAATTAGAAATACAATTTACTCTAATGGTAACATGTATCCTACCAATGCGACTTCTATCAGTAGAACAATGTTCCTTCAAGCAGGCACAACTTACACCTATGCTTGGCAGTATGTTTCGACTGATTATACCCCATATAATGATGGATCGATGATTACTATTACTGGTGGTCCAGGAACTGCGACAATTAATGGACAAACTCAAAACTTTGCGCTTCTGGGATTCACCAATCCTGGAACTGGTAACTATTCGACCAACTCATACGGTGCCACTGGTTGGCAAGTCGCAGTCTTCACAGTTCCTGCTGATGGTAATTATCTGTTAGGGTTTGCCTCATTCAATCTAGGTGACACCTCACTGTCACCAATTCTGTTTATCGATCAGATGCAAGGTACAACCTCACTCAACGGAACAACCTTTACCCCTGTTGCTCCGAATGCTGGATCTTCGGCACCACCTGCCCCTCCTCCTGCACCACCAGAACCAACATTTCCGTTGGCAACAATCAGCGCCAATCAATCATTGAAGATTAATCAAACAAATGCGATTACACAAAACTCCATCTATATCAACGTAACTGGTTCCAGTAATTCTGTTTATATTGAACAGTTCTCTAAGCAGAACCAAATCCGTGGCGTGAATGGTGCACAAGCAATGACCATCAACGGTAGTGGTAACAGTGTTACTATCAACCAAGGTACGACAACAACTCCAATCGGTAAGAACTTAGCAGAAGTTTCTGTTACTGGTAATAACAATATTGTATTACTGACACAACTACAAGGCAGCAAATACGCCGAGATTATCACCAATGGACTAGGTAATCAAATCTCAGCACAACAAAAAGATGCTGGAGGAAAATCGTTGTTTATCAATGCTTTAGGAAACTCTAATAATATCAGTACCTTACAACAGGGAACTGCTAACCATTTTCTGGATATCAGCGCACCATTCGGTGGAGTTACTGCATCTGTTACTCAATTAGGTGCTTTTGCAAAGCAATTTCAACTTTTACTAAATAGTCCTGGAATCGGTGTAACTGTCACACAAAATAACTTGACTGCCGCCGACTCTGCGAAAATGGAAATAACATGCACGACTGGACCATGTAATGGATACTCTTATACAAAAAACTAAAAAAGTTCTACTCTCGCCATGGTTGGCATTGATTACTTTTGCGGTATTGTTAGTAGTAAAATTATCAAACCCATATATGGTCGAATCCGCGAGATTGAAGTTTTATGATTATTTGATGCTCGGTTCGCCGACGCAATCTGAACAAATTGTAACAGTCAATATTGGGGAGAAAGCAATTGAGAAATATGGTCAGTGGCCGTTTCCACGTGAGGTCCATGCTCAAATTATTAGCGACATTTATGGCAGAGGGGCTGCTCTTGTTGGCAGCACTATACTTATGCCTGAGCCTGATCGTATGGGGACTGACGGTGTTCTTGTCGATACCCTTAAATCACATCCAGTCGTTCTGAGTCAGACGGTAAGTGACTCTTGTTCGCGGGCAAGTGCGACAATTCGGAGAACAGGCGTTGCCGTAATCGGCGATGGAGAAGCAACTGAATTTCTTCCTCGATACCCGTGCGTTCTAAGTAACGTCTCAGTTCTTCAAGAAGCCGCAGTCGGTGTTGGGATAACGTCAACCCTACCCGAGACTGATGGGGTTGTAAGGCGAGTTCCTCTTCTATCTGAAACATCAGGCGAATACTATCCCGCATTTGCTCTAGAGATGCTGCGTGTAGCTGCAGGAGACTCTTCGTATCAAGCCAAGATAAATCAGACTGGGGTTGAAGCATTACGAATTCCTTCTTTCGAAACAATTAAAACAGATGAATATGGTAGAGTATTTGTCAACCCCAATTATGTATTTCCGACTGTTGAAGTAGGTTCTGATATTCCTCGTCTTGATGGGAAAATTGTAATTCTTGGCGTAACTGCTGCTGGAATTGCGAATCCTGTAGCGACTCCATCAGGTGCGCAACATCCCCATGTCCTTCAGGCCAGTCTACTAGAAACTCTGATAAACGGGGATTCTGTTTCGATTCCGAATTGGTCAGCAATTGTGGATCTTGCGGCGTTTCTGGGTCTTGCTCTGGCATTGATTATTCTCTCTAGATTTAGATTTTCGATTATATTTATCGCAGTTCTACTAGGCGGATATTTCTATCTACCATTATATTTGTTCGCACAACAAGGTATTTTACTTGATGTAACATTTAATATCTTTGCAATCGCAATCATTTACATGCATATCTACACCGTAAAGTTTATTAGCGAATTCCTACAGAAACAACAGATTAAGAAACAGTTTGGTAGCTATTTGAGTCCAGATTTGGTTGCTAGATTGCAAAGACAACCAGAACTATTAAAACTTGGGGGAGAATCCCGTGAACTTTCAATTATGTTTACGGACGTTCGAGGGTTCACTACTATCTCAGAACATTATGGTGAAGATGTCCAAGGGTTAACTTCAATCATGAATCGTTACATGACGGTCATGACAAAAGCAATTCTTGAAAATAACGGCACACTTGATAAGTATATCGGCGATGCACAGATGGCATTCTGGAATGCGCCTCTTGATAATAATAAACATGCGTTGGATGCAGTTCAAACGGCCTTCCAGATGCTAAAAGATTTGGAGACTTTCAATGAAGAAGTTCAAAGAGAAGGCATTCCCGCTTTTGGGATGGGTCTTGGTATTAACACTGCCACTGTGGTTGTTGGTAATATGGGTAGCACTCAGCGTTTTGACTATACTTGCTTGGGGGATGGCGTTAATTTGGCTGCTCGTCTGGAAGGTCAAACCAAGTCTTATGGCGTCAAACTTATCGTCGGACCACAAACTGCCGAACTGGTTGGGGATGTATACCAAGTAGTTGAACTTGATTTGATTGCAGTTAAAGGTAAGACACTGCCAGCTAAGATTTTTACAGTTTTGGAAACCTTTGATCATCCAGGCGAGAAACAACATGAGAAGTTTCTTACATTTTATCGTGAAGGTAACTGGGAAATAGCCAAAAAATTTGCCAGCGACTTGAAGAAGTGCTGGCAAGGTGAACTATCAGATTATTATGATTTGATGATTAGTCGTATCGAAGAGTTTGAGACTCATTCTCCCAAAGATTGGGACGGAATTTATCGGGCGACTTCGAAGTAACTTGTAGTTCGTATAGTTCCTTCTCCATTTGAAGGAAATGTTCTTCTAGTTCTTCGTCGTTCGACATTAGAAACTTCTTCCAACTGTATGCTGGCAAAATTGCCGAAATAGGTCTTCAAAATTGCCAGTCTTATAGACCCAAGCATCATAAAGACTCTGTGCGACAGGAATGTCGCCACTTGACTTGCTAACGTAGTAACCTCGATCAGTGAGTTCTTCGATCAGATCTCGGTCATCAAAGTCGTCCATATAAACTTCGACTTCTGTAGTAATGCTAACCATTATGCAACCTTCCTTTTATATGCCACACGGCCTTCAAGATACTCTTCAAAAGACGAATAGGTAGGAACACCATTCGCTTCTAGTTCAAAATTAATTTCAAGAAACTCGGCATGTTCATACTGCCAGCCGTTCCATGCAACACCCAATTCTTTAAGCAGGGTCTCTTCATTTCTAGATATTTCAAGAATCATCACAATCTCCATAACTTATAATCTAGTTATAGACGATTCTCGACCTAATGTCAACCATTATTTTTCTATTGACAATCTGGGCTATATGTTGTAATGTAAAATCTTGAGGAGATTATTATGTCAATGCATCTGTTAGGTCCCGCTTATACTACAACAAATACCAAAAGTAGAAAGACCGCAAATAAGGGTATCACTGGTAAGTATGCTCAAGACTGGGTAGACTACAATAAGCAGATGAAACGTCTTGGTTCTTCGACTAAGACTTTTGACGAATATGTGCAATATCGGCAAGGTAAGTATAAGCCTAAGCTACGTGGCACTCCTATGCCAGAAGCGTATAAATCCGACCATCGCGAACGTTATAAATCTGTAGATAGCGGTGGTATGACGTTTGCTAAGAAGCCCAATGAATATACAGGCACTCTAATTAGGGGTATTGCCACGATGCATAAATCTAATGCAGTACCAGTGATCAATCAGGATCAGATGGAAGAAATCTCAAGGATGCGTAGAGGTTGACAGTAAAAGAAAAATTAGATTCTGTTGGACATGGCTTTTGTCCACAAAAGTGGAGATGGCTTGCGCTTTATCTCCACTCAGGACATAAGCATAGTTGTCATCATCCGCCGCCGATGCATATAGCATTAGAAGAGATATCTAAGGACCCTGCTGCGCTGCACAATACTTCCCACGAAAAACAACAGCGTAAGACGATGTTGGAGGGCGGAAGACCAGACGAATGTTCATACTGTTGGAGTATTGAAGACCTAGATAAAACTAGTGACCGTGTTTATAAGAATACCGATACCATAAACAATTTGTTTGTTTTAGAAGATGAAATTGATACACTAAAGAATATTCCGTGGGACCAAAACGTAAATCCCTACAACATGGAAATTAGTTTTAGTAATGCTTGTAATTTCAAATGTGGCTACTGTTGCTCGGCATTTTCTTCTCTGTGGGAGGATGAGATTAAGCAGTATGGTAATTATGATTTGAATTATGACCAATACGGATTACATAATAAGATTTACTCCGAAAAAGAATATAATCCTTATGTCGAAGCATTCTGGAAATGGTGGCCAGATTTAAAGAATGACTTGAAGATTTTTCGCATTACGGGCGGCGAGCCGCTAATGACTACTAACACATTCAAGTTATTAGACATGTTAAAAGAAGATGGTAATCCGGAGTTGTTTCTACAGATTAATACCAACCTGGGTGTAACGAATCGAAAAGTCACTGACTTCTGCCTTCGCGTTAATGATTTGATTGAAAAGAAGCATATCAAAAATCTTCGGTTGTTTACAAGCCTTGAATGCACGGGTAAGCAAGCAGAATATATGCGCCGCGGCTTAAACTACGAATTGTTCTTAGAAAATGTAAACACAGTCTTAGAAACAGTCCCTACCGCATATCTAAGTTTCATGACAACGTATAATGTGTTGACTGTTCCTTATTTCAAAGACTTTCTTCAATTAATAGTTGAATTGCGTGAAAAATGGGGCGAGAGAATTCTTATCGATATTCCTCACCTTAAAGAACCGCCTCATTGGACAATGAATATTTTACCCCCGGAGTTTGGAACATATATAGATAATGATGTTCAATACATGAAGCAAAACGGTTTCAGTGATATTGAAATCGGCAAAATGGAACGTGTCAGAGAATATTTCTATAACGATACGCATAATATCACCGACGAATACCGGTTGAATGGTAGAAAAGATTTTGCGAAGTTTTTTCCAGAATATGACCGTAGAAGTAACAGTAGTTTAATAGAAACATTTCCTGAATTTTCAGAATTTTTAGAATGGTGTAAAACATTATGAATGACGATATCCACACTGAGCATAACTTGGATGTTCATTCTGTCGATTCTTATTGGAATTTTTTAAAAGAAAAACGGGAACAGATTAATGCTGTTAGCCCGTCATTTTGTGCAGCAAAGTGGAAGCAATCGACTATTTTGCTTTATAGCGGCGAGACACATAGTTGTCACCATCCATCAAGACACAAAATTACTCTTGAAGATATTAAGGATAATCCAAGAGGCATTCATAATACTGCGGTTAAAAAAGCAGCACGTATTGACATGCTCAATGGCATACAAACTAAAGAATGTGATTATTGTTGGAAAATCGAGAATCTAAACAAAGACTGGATGAGCGATAGGATATATAAATCCACATATTCGTGGGCTCTTCCACATATTGATGAGATTGTGAAATCTGGAGACGGAGCAAATATCGATCCGTCATATCTAGAAGTTGCATTTGAATCTACTTGCAACTTTAAATGCGTATATTGCAGTCCAGAAAGTTCCTCGAGATGGCAGGAAGAAATTGAGACACATGGTCCAATAGAACTGGAAGATTTCAAGCTACACGATCTTGATTGGTTGAAGGAATCGGGTAAATTACCTATTCATAGAAAAGAAAAAAATCCATATATTGATGCATTTTGGGAATGGTGGCCTGAATTATATCCAAACTTACATACCTTCAGAATTACTGGCGGCGAACCGTTGCTGAGTAAGCATACATGGCGAGTTCTTGATTACATTGCAGAGAATCCAAATCCAAATTTGACACTTGCGATTAACACCAATCTTAATGTTCCTGATAAGTTGGTCGAGAAATTGGTAGAATATATCAATAGAATTTCGGGTAATATTAAATTGTTTGATGTGTATACTTCTCTCGAAAGCACAGGTAAACAGGCCGAGTATTCTAGGTTTGGTATGCAATTTGATGAGTTTAAGAAAAACTGTGAATATGTATTAGATAATACACCAAACACTACAAGACTACATTATATGACAACCATAAACTTAACAAGTGCGCCAACGCTTCTAGAATATTTGCAGTATATTAGAGAAATGCGATTGAAGTATTCTAGCAAGTTACATGAATTTAGAGTAAGAACCCATCTTTCATATCTTCGTTGGCCTAGAATGTTATGTTTGACGTTGTTGTCAGATGAAGATAAACAGAAGTTTGGGGATTTATGGATTGAATATGTTGATACACATAAACTGACACCACTGAAATCTGACCAAGAAATATTTTATCTAGAAGAAGTTGATCAGGTAAGAAGATTGGTTGACTATATGAGATCGACTAAAGAACCGCAATCTTTATATAAAGATTTTAGAAACTATACTCGCAGTTTGGACAAACGTAGAAAAACATCATTTGTTGAAACGTTTCCGGAACTGGCATATTTAATGGACGATGATTACTATGGATGATCCTATGTTAAATTTTAGAAACGCCGTTTTGGATTCTAAATCAAAATCTTTCTGTGGTGCCAAATGGGGAAATAGCACTCTTTGGTTAAATAGTGGCGAAACCAGTAGTTGTCATCTGCCTCCTGTTCATAAGATTGATGTTGACCAAATCGCAATTGATCCCTCAAAATTACACAATACAGATCATAAATTTAAAATGCGTAAGTTGATGCAGGACGGCATTCAACCCTCTGAATGCGATTACTGTTGGAAGATAGAAAGTATGGGAGATACTTTTATTTCTGACCGCGTCTTTAAGTCACTACAATTTACAAATGATGAAATGCAGGAATGGTTCGAACTTCCCGCAGATACTAGAATCGTTCCTCCTACTCTTGAAGTAATGTTTGATCGTACCTGCAATTTTGCATGTAGTTATTGCAATGCAAATTTCAGCACCGCGTGGGAACGAGATATCAAGACGCACGGAAATTATGAGCTGGAAACTAGAGGTGGTGGTGCTTTTAAGCATGACGGTACATATAGCAATACCCATGAAAAGACTACTAATCCATATATCTCGGCTTTCTGGGAATGGTGGCCAGAACTTAGTCAGAAACTTCGAGTTCTTCGCATAACAGGCGGAGAACCATTAATGAATACTGATGTTTGGAAGTTGATTGATATGTTTGCCGAAAACAAATATACTTTCGAGTTGGGCATTAATACAAATCTAGGTGCAAAGAAATCAATAATTGATAGACTCATCAAAAAGTCATTCGATATTGAAAAGCTATGTCTCTTTACCAGCATGGAAACAACAGGTGCTCAAGCTGAATATATCAGAGATGGATTAGATTATGACGCATGGTGCAACAATGTAGAACGCATTTTGGAAGAATCCAATGTCAAGCGTATTGTGGTAATGATGACTATTAATGCACTGTGTATGTTCAATATCACTGACTTCATGGATCAGGTACAGCAATGGAAGCGCAAATACAATAACAGGATTTCAATGAGCATAAATTTTCTTAGATTTCCAGCATTCCAGAGTTTGACTGTTCTTCCTGACACCATTAGAACCACGGCACACGAAAAGTTGCTTGCATGGTATGAAAAAAATAAAAACGAATTAATAGGTAATGAAAAGAGTGATGTGGAAAGATTAATATCCTATGTTAACGTAATTGAAACTCCTCATGCATATGATGACGACTTAGAATTAAATCGTAAAGATTTTAAGAGCTTTTATTCCCAATACAGTCATCGTAGAAATAAAACGCTAGATGTATTTCCTGGAGAATTGTTAGAATGGTACAACACACTATGAGAAATGATGGCTATTGTGCGCTGCCGTTTAATCATATGAATTTACATCCAAACGGAAACGTTTCTATATGTTGTGTATCTAAAATGGGAGGACCAGATAGTGGTTTTGCCAAAGATGAAAATGGTAAGTTATTAAATCTACGGACACACACGATAAACGAAATTTTTGACGCACCGTCTGTTAACAAGATACGTCAACAGATGTTAGATGGCGAATTTCCTTCTGCGTGTGAGGGCTGCTATAAAATAGAACAATATGGTGGAAAATCTCGAAGAACCACGGAGAATACTCGTTGGCCTAAGCGAGAAACACCGGGATTAGAATTTATCGATTTGCGATTGAGTAATCTATGCAATCTAAAATGTCTAATGTGTTATCCAGATTCCAGCTCGGCTTTGGTATCAGATTATAATGAATGGGCAGACAGTCTTCCATTCGTGACAAAGAATAATACAGATTTTGATAATTTTCAGTGGTTTAACGAAGACATCATCGATCAATTGAAAGAACATAAAGATACTTTGAAATATCTTTACATCAATGGCGGTGAACCCTTCATTATGCCAATGCAATGGAAAATGTTAGAGAAATTAATTGAGTGGGATGTTGCTAAAAATATTCACATTAGCTATAATACAAATTGCACAACCTATAGCGATTCTTTTAGCGAATATTGGAAACATTTTAAAGTGGTTACGTTGGGATGCAGTGTAGACGCCACAGGAGATAAGAATTCTTTTATTCGATATCCATCAAAGTGGGATGTCGCAAATGAAAATATTCGCAAATTGTTAGAGAATCCATATATTCATGGCATGAATATTACTTGTAGCATTCAGTGGTTAAATGCGCCCTTTTTGCCCGAATTTTATGAGTGGGCACTGCCCTTGACTAAACTAAAACCACACACTACAATCAATCAGAATTTTATAGTATTTCCCGATTACCTATCGTTAAATTGTGCATCTAAAGAATTTAAACAAGGCTTGTCGGATATCTATGAACAATCTCCATACAGCAATTATATACTGACTGAAACAATGAAATCGTATCTTAGATTTTCTCCGGATTCGTCTGAGCAATGGAATAATGGTAATAAATACCTTGACGTAGTGCAGTTGAGCCGAAAAATGGGCCCGTGGAAAGATATATTCAATTATGACTATCAATACTGAAAATAATAAAAGTATTTGTAAATATCCATGGGATCATAGTTACATCGGCTCGCAATACGAGCGAAAACTTTGCTGTATATCAGATGACATTGTTTCGGAAGAAAAGACGGAAACCAAGGACTTCTGGAATTCTTCTGTAATGAAAGATGTTCGAAAAAAGATGATAGCAGGAGAAAAGATTGATGCCTGTTCAGTCTGTTATAAAAATGAAGAACAGAACATTGAATCTTTACGCCAACAGAGTTGGAGGGGTCAGCAGAGTGAAGAAGAAACAATTGCCGAAACCATAAGCAAAACGAATGATGATGGTTCTGCTTCAGTGCTTCCTACATATTTTGACTATCGAACAATACATTGTAATCTGCAGTGTTTGAGTTGTGGACCAATATACAGTTCTAAACATGCTTCACTATTTGCTGATATGTGGGATCGACGTCCTACAATGTGGCCTTCTGGTGAAGAATTTGTCATAGATTATACATTTGAAGATTCTATGGCAAAAGAAATTATTGATTGCTTAGACCAGCGAAGATTGACGAAGATTTATTGGGCTGGCGGCGAACCAATGATGTCGCATGTGCATTGGAAAGTGGTTGAAAAATTATTAGAAATTCAATCCGAAGATCCTGCATTTTTATATAATATCTTTATTCATTATAACAGCAATCTGACTCGCCTTCACTGGAAGGGGAAACTAATACCCGAACTTCTAAAATTTTACCAACCAAGTATACAGGCAAGCCTAGATGGCACGCATGAAACTTTTGAATTTTGTAGAGATGGCGCATCATGGGATACTGTTTCTGCCAACTGGAAAGAATACCATTCTAGACTAAACGAAAGAAACCAATTCGGTCTTTCTAGTGTTATGTCTGCTCCAGTTCTTATGGATATCGATAGGTGGTTTGAATTTTATGAACCGTATGATCCAGAACTTCACTCACATAAATTATTCAATCATATTAACAAACAGACTCATCAAGTATTCCTAGATATTCGGTTATACCCACAACATATTTTTGACCGAATACTTGATCATGCCATTAAACGGTTTGAAGAGTGTTCCTTGAGAGGAAAAGAAAGAACGATTGCAATATTAAAATCGTATAAATTGGACAAAAGCAATAACCCGATTTATTCGGATCCGGAAATGTTAAAACTGATGAAGAAAAACTGGCAACACAGAGAAAAGTTTCTTCTTGGAAAACACACCTTTGAGAGTCTAACTGCAATTATTGACCCAGAGGTAAGAGATTGGTATCTATCAATATGAGCGAAACTAAAATTTATTGTCCGTCTATGTGGAAATCGGTGCATGTTGATACCGATGGTTACCTAACACCATGCTGTCTTTTTATCCATAGAGAAGATAAAAAAAGTAAACTTGTAGATATAGAACATGCGGAGAGTATTCTACAAGAAGAATTTCAAGAATATCGCGATCAACTATCACAAGGTATTTGGCCGAGTGGATGTAATCAATGTAAATTTGCAGAAGAAGAAGGAAGAGATAGTAAACGAACACAAGATATGTGGATGTTACATAATGGAACAATTCAAACACCTCCTGAGCAAGTTTCTCTCGAATATTTACAGTTAAAAACCGGAAGATTGTGTAATCTTCGATGCACAATTTGCACTCCTGCGTGTTCCACCTCGATAGCAACAGAACTGTTGCGCATAGGAAAATTGGATAGAAAAACATATGACAGACTCAACGAAGAGATTGCTTGGTCTTATGATGTGGAGCAGTATAAAAAATTAAATCCCGGTGACAATGGCTATTTTAGAATTGATATCGCAGGCGGCGAACCTTTGATGAACAAGACACACTTTGAATGGTTGGATCAGCTATCAAATCCAGAAAAAACAATATTGTTATATAATACGAATGGAACGCAAAGACCCACCAGAAAAGAAATTGATATTTGGAAAAAATTCAAAGGAATTATTTTATCCTTTAGTATAGATTCTTATGGTGATAAGTTTGAAGAACTTAGAGTGGGTGCTAAGTGGGATCAAGTTTTAGATAACCTAAAATATTGTCAAGAAGAAATCATTTCTAAGGAATTTGATATAAACACATCAAATGTTTCTATCGTCATGACAGTAAGTAAAATGAACGTAAGAGACCCAATTACTCTCTACAAGATATTAAATCAGTATGTAAAATTTACTAATTCAGAACCACTAAATTTCAACTACTTGTATTATCCCGACCACATGGCATGTCATAATATGTCTCATTCAGAACTTGAAGAAGTAATTGCATTATATGATAGTGAAATACCTTCTTTACCCGAAAACAGTAAGATGCGAAAACAATGCGTCGATTTACGAAACAGTCTATACTCATTTTTGAGTGGAAAAGAAATAGAAAATCCTAGACCAATGCCAAGCGATCATAGAAAATGAAATATAACGGAAAAACAAGATTAATTTCCTTTGGATGTTCGTTTACTTCCGGAGCAGAATTAATAGACCATGAAATACTCGGTATTAGTTTTAATGAATGTAATAAAATAAAACATCAGTGGCTTGCTGATAAAAAACCAATGCCGGAGTTTGAATGCTATGTTGCTCGTGAAGGCAATATGACACTCGGAGAATACGTGAATGTCTGTTCTAAACGATCTTATGCTGCCAAATTAGCAGATAAACTGGGTTTAGAGCATGTTAATTACGCTATACCTGGAAGCGCAGTAGACCATATGGTTTTAGATTTATTCAGAGGACATTATACTCAAAAAATAAATCCCGAAACAGATTTGATCTTTTTGGGAATAACAACGCCACATAGATACGTGTGTTTCTCACCAGAAAAAATAGGCGCAGCACTTTCTAGGGTCATTAGTGACCATGATTTTATAGATAGTGATATGCATTATAATGACTATAAAGTTATGCAGACTTATCTGTCTGCACTACAAAATTTTAAGAATTTTTGTATTGTAAACAATTTTGATTTTTATCTGCAACCAGTCCCTCCGAAACACCTTCTCTTTTATAATGATCCGCAATCAAAGCATGGTAATATATTTGCAGATATATATTTTGATTGGCAATATTTACTGACATTCGAGAAAATGTTTCAAGAGATACTAGATTGTAGTGTAGATTCGGATCTATCTTTGTTTGATTGTATGCACGCCCGTGAAGATACCGAACCGATGTGTGGGTTTAAGCACCCAACCGAGAATGCTCACGAATACTTTGCGGAGAAACTTTATGTTAAAATTACTAATAAAAAAGATTAATTCATATTTTGCTAAAAGAAAGCATTTAAAACGAATTAAAGAATTGCGTAAAATGGATCCTTTCATTTATGATTGAATGGGGAATTTCGGCTGGTGCGCATGATGCGTCTTTGACAGTAGTTGATGGAAATAAAATTCTCTTCGCCTCACATGCGGAAAGATATTCCGGCATCAAGAATGATAAAGACTTAAATGTTGATTTGATTGATGCTGCTTTGAAGTTTGGTAAACCAAACAAGATACACTGGTATGAAAAGCCAAAACTTAGAGCAATGAGAAGACTATTAGCTGGCCAGGGATTGATCCGATTTAGTGTTGGACAATATCTGGAACATTTTGGTCTAAAAGATATTCCAGTAGAGTTTGCGTTTCACCACGAATCTCATGCCGCGGCTGGCTTCTATACTTCGCCATATGATGATGCGACCGCTCTTGTTATCGATGCTATCGGTGAATTCGATACTGCGTCAATCTGGAAATGTTCTGGTAGTAAATTGAAAAAGAAATGGTCCATGGATTATCCGAAATCGTTGGGTCTATTTTATTCTGCCATGACAGATCGCATTGGTTTAAAAGCAAACGAAGACGAATATATCTTAATGGGAATGGTAGCATATGGTGATCCTGAAAAGTATTATGATGAAGTAAGGAATCTTTGGAAATCAGAGAACCTGCATCGTGGATGTCGATGGTGGCGGCCCGATGACGGCGACCTGGACATTTATAGTGTTGCGGCGGCGACTCAAAAAGTCTATGAAGAAGAATTCGAAAAACTTCTGATACGAGCAAAGATGAAGGATGCATCGCAAGACAATCTCGTTCTTATGGGCGGATGTGCGTTAAACTGTTCTGCAAATCATATTGCACGGAAGTATTTTGAGAATGTATGGATTATGCCAAATCCTGGTGATGCAGGTAGTTCTCTGGGAGCGATTGCAGCTAACAACAGACAAAAATTGAACTGGAAGGGTCCATATCTAGGCGCAGATATGGGAGGAGAATATCCAGTAGAAAAACTCTTGACAGAATTGCATAAGGCTAGTATAGTAGGAGTTGCAAATGGTCAAGCTGAATTTGGTCCTAGAGCATTAGGTAATCGCAGCCTTCTAGCTGATCCAAGAGGCCATGATATTAAGGATAAAGTAAATGCCATTAAAAAGCGGCAAAAATTTCGCCCATTCGCTCCAGTCATTCTGGCAGAACATGCGAGAGACTATTTTGAGATGTCATGGGAAGACTCCCCTTATATGCAATATACTTCAAGATGTAAATATCCTGATTTGTTTCCTGCTATTGTCCATGCTGATGGTACAAGTCGTGTCCAAACTGTGACAAAAGAGCAACACTCTGGTCTGTATGACCTTCTTAGTAGATGGTATGAAGAAACCGGCTGTCCAATGCTATTGAATACAAGTCTCAATATCAAGGGGATGCCAATGGTAAATAACTTTAAGGATGCGGATGATTTTGAAGCAAAATATGCGGTAAAAGTCTTTTCCTAATAAATATTAGCATGACTGATAATATTCTAAAGTTTCCAGACAAGTTTCGTAAGGAACCTAGACGTTATCGCATACCGTTGTATACGGATGCCGACGTGGAGCTTGTTTTATTTTGCGTCAATGCTTTCGGAGTTACACCAGAAAGAAACATGATGGACGATTTATTAGAAATGGACCCAATTGAAGTTATAGAATGTCTTGACATTGCGAGGGAATCTGATATAATATCAAATGTAGCAAAAGAGCATATACGCTGCATACGTGAATCTATCGAAGAAAGTTAATATATCATGAATATCTTTTATTTGGATCGTGACGTTTCCAAATGTGCCGAATATCATAATGACAAGCATGTCGTTAAGATGATCCTAGAATATGCACAATTGTTATCTACCGCTCACCGTGTAATTGACGGCGAACAATACCTAGATAAAACTGCTAATGGCCGTTCAATCAAGCGTTGGCGTATGGAAGATAACACCCTTGAAACAGTTCTTTACAAAGCAACGCATATCAATCATCCCAGTGCTATCTGGGTTCGTCAGTCTAACAATAATTATAACTGGCTTATGTGTCTATTCCAGTCTCTTCTTACAGAATACACTCATCGCTATGGTAAAATCCATGCCACTGACCGGCTAGTTTATTTTCTTCGCAAGCCCCCAAAAAATATTCCTGTAAGTCATCTAACACAACCGACACCTGCTATGCCTGACGAATATAAGGTACAAGGCGATTCTCTACAGTCTTATCGTAACTATTATGTTGGTGCAAAAAATAATATGGCAAAATGGAAAAATCGTGAAATTCCTGAGTGGTGGAGAGACGCAACTCAATAAATAACTACATGAAGACAGTAATACCGATTTCTCTTCCCGAATCCATCGTGCCTCCCTCGGCACTAGGCGACTCTGCTATTGCAGTGTCGCCTTTTTTGTATCAACCTCAAACCTCAAAGGACTGTTATGTCAAGAAGAAAACAAAACGCCTTACAAGTTGTCTCAAATAATGACTCGCCCGTAACCCTAGAGAAGAGTAAGCTATGCAAAGTAAAATACGAAGACCTAAAAAATATTCAACCAAAAACCTTTAATCAGAGACAATTTTTTGAACTTTATGATCAACAGTCCGCAGCAATATTACTTCACGGTGTAGCAGGAACAGGGAAAACATACATCGCGCTTTTTAAAGCACTAGAAGAAGCACTAGATCCAGAAACAGTATTTGAGCGAGTAGTAATAGTCCGCTCTGCTGTTCCATCAAGAGAAATTGGTCACCTACCCGGTGACGAAAAAGAAAAGACAGAAGTTTATCAGTTACCTTATGTAGAAATCTGCGAGGATTTGTTTAATCATATCCAGCCATTTCAGCGATTGCAAGAACAAAAGTCAGTGAACTTTATGATCACTTCATTTGTTCGTGGTATCACTCTAGATAATTCCATCGTCATTGTTGATGAATGTCAGAATATGACGGATATGGAATTAAATTCAATTATGACCAGAATTGGCAGAAACTCAAAGATCATATTCTGCGGAGATTTCCGACAGACTGATCTATATAAAAAGACCGATATGTCTGGACTTCAAAAGTTCATCGCTATCGCCGAACTAATGCCTTCGTTCAAAACTGTAGAGTTTTCTGTTCATGATATAGTAAGGTCCAAATTGGTTAAAGAATATATTCTGGCCAGACTAGAATATGAGGAGAGATACGCATAAAAGACTTGACAAACTATGTGAATCATGTTATAAGAGTATATGTTTAAAACGATCTATGATTATACCGATTTCGCCCAGGATGAAACAAGAGAAGATGGTAGCAGAGTTTATGTCAATGCCTCAGGTGTTGGTTATCCCTCTGCTACCACCGTTCTCGGTGTTCTGAATAAAGATGGCATCAACAAGTGGCGTGAGCGCGTTGGTGAAGAAGAAGCCGACCGCATTTCTAAGCAGGCTTCTACTCGTGGTACTAAAATACACACACTTACCGAAGCATATCTAAAGAATGAAGAAGTCGATTTTGATAGCGTGAAAGCGTCCTTGCTCGACAAGGAAATGTTTACTAAGTTTAAGTCAATTCTTGAACCTATCGATAACATTCACTGCCAAGAGTTGGCATTATACAGCGACTTCCTGCGTATGGCTGGTCGCGTTGACTGTATCGGAGAATACAATGGTATTCGCGCCGTAATCGACTTTAAGACTTCTAATCGGCCCAAGAAGAAGGAATATATCAGTTCCTACTTTATGCAGACCACTGCATATGCAATCATGTATGAAGAACGAACTGGTATTCCTGTTCCCTTTCTTGTTATCTTGATTGCCGTAGACGGCGACGAGCCTCAGGTATTCATAGAAAAGCGTGACAACTGGGCTAAAAAACTTATCGAAACCCGTGACTTATTCGAAGCGAGTCGTGATAAATAGTTTGATGATAAAAGACCGCATACAGTTTACGGAATCTGCGCTTGAGCATTTTCGTAATGTCTCCGTTTCAAACAACGCATTAGGTGTCCGACTATCTCTTGCAGGTGGCGGCTGTGCTGGGTTCAGTTACAAGTGGGATTTGGTAAAGAGTGCCGACGAACTTGTAGAAGATGATTTTCCACAGGAGTATGATGATTGGACCTTCTGGTTAGATAGGCCGTCTGAATTATATCTCATTGGCAGCACCGTGAATAAGAAAGTTGATATTATCGGTAGCGTCATCGAAATACAAGCACCTCTCGCATCAAGCAGTTGCGGTTGCGGAGAAAGTATCAATTTTAATCTATAAAACGGTTGACTTCCAAAGCAAACTAGTATATAAATAGATTATCAGTTGTTGACAATCAACAATAAAGGCGGAAAGACCGGGGTTCGACTCCCCGCACCTCCACCATCTACTGTGAGGGGAAAGAAGAGTAGCGATTTACGATCGGATCGTGAAAATCGATAACTCACAGTAGTTGATGGGGGTGACCATGGAATTCGATTTTCGTGTAATAGGGCGGTTCGAGACTGATTGCTTGGCAAAGTGCCACTAAACGTAAATGCAAACGATAACGTTGCCTTTGCAGGATATGCGCTAGCCGCATAATCTCATTGGGTTTTTGATAGTTTTCCCTCGAAACAGAATAAAACTATCGCCTGTTCTGTATATACGATGAAATGAGTGAACTAAGAACCTACGGATGCTAAATAGTTGTATGACCCATTGTGCGACCTGACACCAGCAAGCACAGTGGGTTATTTTTTGTCTTCGGACAATCAGTGTGGGGAGTCACTGGTTAATACCCTCTCAAGTATAACAACTAAATGGAAATAAGATGACTTCCTTTAATAAGAAGTTTTTCAAGTTTCTTTCGATTATTACACTATTAAGTTATAGTTTATATGGAATTAATTCATATGCTGAAACTGCCATCGAAAGAGAAGCAAGGGAATATTCCCTCGGCGTTGGAGAAGTAATCCAGGACATCAAAGATGATGCCCAAGAACAACAACGTAAAGTAACACAACAAAGAATCCAGACACAAAATATTCGTCTGGCAAACAACAGAGAATTGAAGTGCCTAGCAGATAACATTTACTATGAGGCTGGTAATCAGTCGACCAGAGGTAAATTGGCGGTCGCTGCGGTCACTATCAATAGGGTAAATAGCCCCAAGTTTCCTAAATCCGTATGCTCCGTTGTATACCAGAGAACAAAACGTGTGTGTCAGTTCTCATGGGTATGCGAAGGAAAGAAGAGTGTCCGCAGTGCGCAACAATATGCTGAGTCAAAGAAAGTTGCTGAGAAGGTATTGTTCGCTGGGGCTAATCATGGCGTATTAGGAAAAAATGTTCTATTCTATCATGCCGACTATGTAAGTCCAGGTTGGAATCTTCGTAGAGTAGCTAAAATTGGTGATCATATATTTTATGCAGGATAAAGAATGGGTAAGAGAAGTAACTTTGAACATCGTAAGAACGACTTCTATCCGACTCCGTTGGATGCAGTAAAGCCTCTCTTACCCTTTCTTCCCTCGGAGTTTACCTTCGCTGAGCCTTGTGCTGGCGACGGTAGACTCTGTAGGCATATCGACACCTTAACAGATAGTAATGCAGTAGCTACTTTGGTTTCTGATATTGATCCTAAAGACCCGTCTATTGAAAAATATGATGCATTAACTGTTGACATTCCCGCAAATACCAGCTATATTATAACTAATCCGCCTTGGTCGCGATGGATACTTCATCCATTGATTGACAGGTTTGCTAGTATTCGTCCTACATGGCTTCTCTTTGATGCTGATTGGATGCATACTAAACAAGCAATACCCTATCTACAATATTGTAGTAAGGTTGTGGCCATAGGTAGAGTAAAGTGGATTGAAGATAGTAAGTTTACTGGCAAGGACAATGCTTGTTGGTATCTTTTTGATAAAAATGAAATGAGTGGAACACAATTTTATGGTCGAGGATTTTCAAGTGGTAGATGAAGTCAGCAACGAATTTCTGATTACGAAGAAGTTTAGAACTTCTACTGAGTTTTCTCAATTTATTGAGAAGCAAGCATCGACAACAGGTCTACCGTGTATGGACTTGCTAGTTGATTATTGCGTGAAGAATGATATTGAAATGGAATCGGCATCGGTTCTATTGACAACTTCACTTAAGGAAAAGATTCGTGCGGAAGCAGAAGAACTAAATATGTTGAAGCGCAAGGATGGAAAGCTACCCTTCTAATGGACTCTTTCGAAGTTTATCGTGTCTACATGTCACTCAAACTTCATTTTACTTCTGATGATTACGATATCACAAAAACGAAATCGGGTGTCAGGTGTAAGAGAGAAACATTTCTTAAACGTAAGGATGTTCTATTGTTTCGCAAGCTGGCCAAACGATTTACCTTTACTGAGATGGTAGATTATTTCGTTGCTAACTTTGTCAATGGACATAATGGTTTATTTGATGCCGAAAGTGATGACGTATATCGGGACTGGAAGGCTAGAAAAGAGAAGTTGACATATCTGTTCACGCAAGATATCTCTACACTTATGTTAGAGGCCGAAAAAGCAAATGTTGATCCATTGATTAGTGATGGTCAACATCCCTTAGCATTAAAACTATACCTTGGTAAAAAAATTAGTCTTGAAACCCTAATTATTCTTGACAAATTGTTTAATTTCGTGTATAGTAATAATACTGTGTTAGCAAATGATTTTATATGGAAAGATGTATCTCGTTTGATAACAAAGTACCGCGTCTTTGTCAAGTTTGATAAAGACAAATTCTCTCAACTATGGATCAAGGAGAAAGGCCAAGTGGTCTGTTAAATGAGTCATTCTAAGCGTAGAGACTTCGATTACGAACCTCGTGTCAAAGAAGTTCGTAAAGGTGTGGACAAATCCAGTAAGCACCGCAAAAACCTGTATAAATACTCTGGTAGTCAAGAAGAAGATTTCGATGACTATGATGATTATGATACACAACGCAAATATTAACGCAATACAACGCAATATAACGCAAAGTAAGGAATACAAATATGTCTTTTAATTCTCTCTCGGAACTCCGTAAGAACCGTGGCAACTTCGACTCACTTATGAAAGAAGTCGAAAAGATTGCAAATCCCACAAACGAAAAGCGCGGCGATGATGATCGCCTCTGGAAGCCTTCAGTAGATAAGGCTGGCAATGGCCAGGCGGTTCTTCGTTTTCTTCCTGCTCCTCCAGGCGAAGAACTTCCCTGGGTTCGCGTGTATGACCACGGCTTTCAAGGTCCGACCGGAAAGTGGTACATCGAAAACTCGTTGACCACTATTAACAAGCCAGATCCTCTTGGCGAACTCAATTCAGAACTCTGGAATTCGGGTATCGAAGCCAATAAGGAAATCGCTCGTAAGCAGAAGCGCCGCTTGTCTTATATCTCTAACGTTCTTGTTGTTAAGGACCCATCGAACCCTGAGAACGAAGGTAAAGTCTTTCTCTATAAGTATGGTAAGAAGATTTTCGACAAGATTAAGGACGTAATGCAGCCTACCTTTGAAGATGAGAAGCCGGTTAATCCGTTTGATCTTTGGGAAGGTGCCAACTTCAAGCTCCGTATTCGTCAGGTAGAAGGCTATCGTAACTACGATAAGTCAGAATTTGATGGTAATACGCCACTTGATGAAAATGAGGATAAGCTAGAAGCAATCTGGAAGCAGACGCATTCACTTGCCGCTTTTCTTGATCCCTCAAACTTCAAGTCTTATGATGAACTCAAGACCAAGCTGAATACTGTTCTTGGTAGTGGTACTCGTGTGCCTACCGCAGAGAAGGTAAATCCGCTTGATGCAGAGGATGAACTCTTCGTTGAAACCAAGATGAAGACGGCTGCTAAGGCAACCGAAGAAACTCCACCTTGGAATGATGAAAAGAGTGATGATAATATGAGTTACTTCGCAAGTCTTGCGGACGACTAAAAGAGAAAGGGGCGCTCTAGAGCGCCCCTTTTTTATGCCATTGCTCGTTTTAGAGCAAATCTCATCCAACTACTCTCATCATCTCTAACATAAGTTTTAGTATTTGGTACCGGGGAGCTTTCGGATGCACCGCCACCTCCACCACCTTGATTGATTATTGTTGGAGGAGGAACATTCACTTTCATCTGGTCTTTGGCTTGTTCCGACCCCTTTTCTAAGATGCCGCTATCAGGATTTTGGCCTGATTGAACTTTAGCTTCTTCTCCGCCACCGCTCATGTAATCATAAGCCTTCTTTGCACCAACAGCGGCAAGGCCGACTCCACCTAAACCAACCGCAGTCATTAGTGGATTTCTTTTCATAAATCCAGCTGCTTTGCTGAATATGCCGCCGCCTGGCTTACCCTGGACTTTAGCTGTTTGTTTTGGTTGTGCTGTCGCTTTCGGCGCTTGCCCACTTTGTGCGGCTTCTGCGGCACGTGTTTCTGGTGTGCCACCTAAGGCTCCCATATCTCTAGCAGCCAGTGCAGCATCTAATCCAACAGAAGCCGCTGTTCCCACGCCAGGAATAGTTCCCGCTGCACCCGATGCCAATTCTAGGCCTGCACCTGTCCAGTCACCAGCCATTGCTCTCTGTGCAGCAAATACACCACCAGCAACAAGACCAACTCCTGGAATTTTCTTTAATAGCGATTTGCCAACTGCTTTCGCGCCTACTTTAGCTACACCCTTTGCAGCAACTTTTTCGCCAGCTTTAACTGCACCCTTTTCACCCGCTTTAGTAGCAGCCTTTTCACCAGCTTTAGTGGCAGACTTTGGTGTATCTCCTGGTGTAGGAGCAAGTTCGGCTGCGGTGATTGCAGCGTTGCCAGCAATATTTGTTGTATTATTGGTAGTAGTATTTTCTACCAAGTTTTCACCACCATCATTATCGTTACCCGCAATCATCGAACCCATGCCGATAGCACCAGCACCTAACGCCAATGCACCGAGTAAACCTCTGCCTCTTCCCGGTGTTCTACCAGGAGAAACTGCAGGCGCTCTTCTGACAAATCTACCCTTGGCGTCTCTCGGTTGACTTCTAGCTCTTTCCGATCTAGACTTCTTGGTCCCATCCGGCGCATTAGGAATATTTCCGCCACGATTTCTACGACTAGGTAAATCGATATCAATTGCGGGTCCGCCGCCACCTGGTCCACCATCTGAACCACCAGAACTCTCAAGTGATTGTGCAATCTTTTCTATTGTATCTTTTATTGCAGAGAATAATTCATTTGCTTCTTTGAATGTGTCAGAGATTTCATCCAACTTTTTTGTATTTTCTTGGATAGCATCTACAACTGGACTCTCTGACATTCCAGCCGAGTCTTCTTGAAGTTCGCTTGTAGGTTGTGCTACATTAGATTCGATGCCAGCCGCTACTGCTCCTGTAGTTGGTTTATCTGGTAGAATAACGGATGCGCTCTTTTTCTCATCGTAATCTTTTTGAAGTTCTGCATTAATAGTATCTTTTGATACCGGTTTACCCTCTCTACGATATGATATATCTTTTTCAGAAGCAGGCGCTATTCCTCTATCGGCCAGTAGTTTCTTTTGTTCTGTAGTAAGATCAGTTAATTTTTCCGCTTCTTGGGCCAAGCCCATACTATCTCTAGCTTCGGCTCTTTTCTTTTTATCAGAAGTGAACAGATCATATCTCATATCACCAGGCTTTCCGGTGAAGACTCTTTTTGCACCTTCAAGCTGAGTTTTTACAAATCCTTTTGAAATTGCAGTACCCGTTGTCGTGTCTTTGCCACTGACGGCACGCTTCAAGCGATTTCTAAATGTGTCTTCTTTTCCTTTAAGACCCATATCATTCGCTTGAAAATATTGCTCTTTAGCTGCCTTCCCGGCATTCGCAAATCTAGTTGCGGCGTCTGTATTACCTGAAGCCTCTGCTACGCCTTGTCCTTTTTTAGCAAGCGCAAGTACCTCTTTGATACCTTTATTGAAACCTTCTAAGTTCTTCTCAGTTAACTTGCCAATTTCTTTGACAAGATCGGTCAGCATTTTACGTTCTTCGTCGGTATACTGTTCTAAGTCTTTGCTTATGTTTTCTGTGGCAGCCGATAAAATCTTAGCCGCTTTTTCACCATCAACGGTTGTTACCGAAAGAGGATTTGTAGTTTCCTTAATCTTTTCTAATTGAGTTTCTTTTCCGACACCAGAACCGGACGAACTTAATAGTTTTTTGATGTCTTTTGCTTGACCTATAACTTCATCCAGACGGTCGATAACAGGATCGGGCCCATTACCGGGGGTCTTCTGTAGTCTATCTGTTAGTCCTTGTAAATTACTGGCCATTGATTAAAAATCCTGTTGGTTCTTTTCTGCTTTTTTCTTCAAATGAGTCATCAACAATCCTATGTAAACTTCCCTTTCCCATGGCATCATATTTTCAAGTTCTGACAGACTATATTTGTGTTCTTGCATTAAAATAAAGTTTGTCTTATAATGATTCATCAAATTATCATGAGAAAGGGTTATTCGAAAAAATTTTCTACACCGTCTATTAATACCGTATTTTCTGTGTCACATTTCACGCAAGTATAATCAATTGTCTTTTCCAATCGAGGCGATGTCTGGAAAAACTCAACAATCTTCTCGAATTGTTGAGTAGAAAGACTGTTAATAAACGTTTCAACTTCTTCCTTGCCTTCTTCTGCCGCGTCATAGATTTCGTCATTATCAAAAATCTTTTCTACACATGACATAACAAGATCGAATGCCGGGGTTTCATCATCCACCAAAATCTCTGCTTTTGGATACTTCATAAACACACCCACATTGTCTGAAAGCATTATCTTATTACTATGATTTTCAGGAAAATCTACAGTAAGAGAATTCAAATCTAATGTGGTTTCAGTCTTATGTCCGCATTCACCGCAAATCAAAACGAAATCTGTGATATTGCCAATAGACTGTGAACGCAATTGAATAAAAGCATATTGTAGATCGAAAAACGGCAACTCTCTACCGTTTACATTTCCACCAGAACAAGAGGTCACAATGTCTTGCATGGCCTTTATCATTTCCTTTGGATCATTTGATTCTTGAGCCAAAATAAGTATCTTTTCTTCTTTCACAAGAAAGGGACGAAACTCAATTTCATTTGGTAAAGAATGTAACTTTACTCTGAAAGTTGGAGTAGTCATAATCGGCAACGGCATAATTTAGTCCTTCATTAATTAAACTGGTATTACAAACCATCTTTTATATGTAAACGTCACTGGCAATCTAACGGGCTGTGTATTGCTGTTAGACATCTGAATGGGTGCAATCGATCTGGGAAACACATCTTCTAATTCCCATTTAGCAACAACTTCATCTTTATTATTCAATGCAGTTACTATCATGCCTCCATAATATTTGTTTGGAAAAGCAATTTCTCTGGTTCTTTTACTGATAATTCCGCGCATCCAATCTCCGAAAAAGTCTTTTGCTGCCCATGTCACATCAACTAAAAACGTAAAGGTAATTGAGTCTCCACCAAAATCAATTGCACTGGCCCGTTGTTCATTTAAATTGTTGATTCTAACTGGTCTTGTTCCGAGAAGTATTCCTGGAATCATAGCATCTTCGACAAAGAGGGATAGATGATTGGCTGAACGACCTGCAGATGTTATGTGTGTGGCCATTTTTTGTCCACCGGGCACTCTTTTACCATCGTCGCCTTTCAGATCCGCTGGCGGAATTATTTGTACCTCAAATCTATGCGAACGAGCAAAATCTCTTTTTCTCGTCTCCGCGCGGAAATTTGCCAAGCTATTATGTGCTTGTTGCATTAAATTTTGCTCCTAGTGTCTCTGAAAACTGATTCTTTAGTTGCACCAACAAACGCTTCAACTGGTAAGAATATCGCTGCTTTCCAATCAACAGGATTAATTTTCATAAATTGCGATCTCACATGTGTAGTCAAATAATGTTTGATGCAAGGTTTAATTTCGGCTGCTGTTTGTAGACTATTTAAAAGATTATATGACAAGCGCATTTTGCTGGTTGGTGTAAGCGTCTTGGAATCCGCAAAGTTCATCAATTCACCCAAAACTTTTGCTCTTAACAGGTAAGGCAAATAGTGAACGTTAATGCCATAGAAACCGCCTTTAGCTGGACCGAACGGTAATACTAAAGGAAAAGTATCGTAAAACGGTAGTTCGTTTTTAAACTTCGGGTCATAGAAATACATATACATCGCACCAATCTCTACCTTACTGGTAAGACTGCCGATATCAGATTGCATCACTGTGTTTCCAGAAACTCTTGCGCCCACGAGGCTCTTAACGTTGCGCATATACCAGTCAATGGACTTCTGTCCATCTCCTACTTGCGCACGAAGTTTCTGAAAGGCGTTATTTGATGCCATTAACGGCCCTGACCTCTATACTTTTTAAAATTGCGGCGCTTATGCTTGTTCATCGTGCTTAGTTTGACTCCCTTGCGGCGAGGTGCAAATACTGCCTTTGTGTTTCCGGTTGCTTTAGCCATGGTATAAATCTCCTTAGTGTATATTTATGCTTTAATTCCAAGTTCTTTCTCAGTTAATATCATAAATTCCCAACCATTATCTTCGCAGAATTCAGTTGCATACTTCCACTTGGCTTGATTTACACCCCAAGTCATAACTTCATTTAGAAATTGTTTGGTCTTTCTCGCAGGAATTTTCGGCTGCTGAACAAATTTAGCAGGCTTTATTTCAATTAAGTATTTTTTTACTTTACCGCTACTCTCTTGGACTTTCATATAAAAATCTACAAAGTATCGATGAACTCTATTATCTTTGGGTGAAATATAAGGAATAGCCAGTTCTTCTGACCCCCATTCTAATACACTTGGATTACTATCGCACCATTTCATAAACTTTAGCTCCCAGCTAGAACGATATATAATTCTACCAGGATCACCAATATACTTCTTAGGATTTCGTATTTTGTAGAGACCTTTCATAGTCTCCTTTGTGTATGTCATATAAATAGTCCAAACCAAGCTCAATAGGATATTTATTAGAAATGGCAGAACAAACAAGAGCGCCGGCAAGTCCAACGCAGTCCTCTTCTTCTCCTTCTCCTGGAGGAAGATTTAATAGAGACACTTCGGGTATGGTCAACCCGTTTGATAAAGCAAACAAAGCGTCTAAGACATTTACGTATCCAGAAAGTTTAAACCCAGCCTTGGGGAAGGAAAACGAACATACTCACTGGATAGCTTTTTATCCTCTTGTTAGAGAAGGTACCAATGCGGCAAAAGCACTTGGTAGTAGAGGTACTATTTTTGAAACTTCAGGCCAACAAAGAGTCGATGCAGAACATGCAACAGCCGCTGGTGCTGCACTAGGTGGAAAACTTGCTGCCGAAACATTAGGTACTGCCGGTCTTGCAGGATTGAAGAGTATTATGGGCGCTAAAGGTGGGTTATCAAACTTCTTTAAATCTGGTGCGGCTGGAACAGCAGGCACTGTGGCAGCACTGGGTATAGCTGCCGGGGCTGCAGCCGGTGCGGCTCTTAATGGTATAGGCGCAAGAAGATTGATTATGGGATCCAGATCAATCGTTTTGGGCATTCAAGACAAACTTAGCTATGGCTATTCAGCAAACTATGATGTTGCTGATATAGGAGGTTTTGTCGGCGCCGCGGCAACGGGCAACTTTAGTGGAGAAGCCTCACTAGGAGATGTCGGTACCGATGTTGGTGCATTAGCAGCCAGAAAACTAGCAAGTCTTGCTGGTGCAATTGGCGGTAATCAGGTCACAAACTTAAAGGAAGCTACCTCAAAAACAGTAGAGAACCCGTATAAAGAGCAGTTGTTTAAAAATATGGGCTTCAGAAAATTTGGTTTTGAATATAAATTTGCACCTAGAACAGAACAAGAGGGCACTACAATTTTTGGCAAAGGTGGTATTATTGAGACGTTTGTTCAACATATGCACCCCGAACCCAGCAACGCTGGCGTATTTTTGATTTATCCTTCCGAGTTTTTGATTGTAATCTACCACAACTCCGGGTTAGAAAACACCTGGGTCAGAAGAATATCTAATTGTGCTTTAACGGGAATGAATATTGATTATGGCGGAGATGGGTTCACCACTTTTCAGAATACTAACGGTATGCCAACAGAAGCTACTGTTAGACTTGAATTTACCGAACTTGAAACACTTACAAACAAACGTTCAAAACTGGGATATTAATTATGTCATATTTTAGCAATTTTCCATCGGATATACTTAAAATTGGAAATGAATATAAGTATGTGACGGATATTTTCAGACGAGTTTATACAAATACGTTTTCTACGCATTATTCGGAACTAGAGACGGTAACTATTCCTGAAGGATATACGATAGAGCAAGTCAGCGATTTATATTATGGTTCACCCACATATCACTGGGTTATTATGATTTTAAATAATATCGTTGACATTAGAGAAGAATGGCCGAAGTCTACTACAGATTTGGTGGAATATTGTAAACTAAAATATGGCGGTCTAGAAGAATTATACGATGTTCATCACTATGAAAGCGATGACGGCATCACGGTACAATCTAGCTATGCGGAAAATAAAATTGCAATCACGAACATCGAATATGAAGAAATACTGAATGATGCTAAGAGAGAAGTCCAGATTTTAGAACCTAAGTATCTTAACTCATTCGTAACTAAATTCCAAACATTGATTTCGAGGTAATATAATGGCAGACGGCGTGACTAATCCTGATTATGAAGGTGATGGAGATCTTTTTTCAAATGAAGTAGACTTCGATGAGTCGGCTTTTGCCGAACTGAATCCTGCAATTCTACAAAAAGCCGGCGATGTTCTCTTCAATGAGATAATGTTAGTTACTAACGGTGGCATTATTGATATTAGAAATTTTGTGGTTGAAATCAATATCTATGAAGACATGTTCTCTCCCTGCTTACATGGAAATGTCATTATTCGTGACACACAAAACCTGATAGAAAAAGTTCCTCTAATCGGCGATGAAATATTAACTCTGGACATTTCTACTCCTCAGTTAGCTCAAGCGCCCTACGACCCAACAAATAAAATACAAAAATCATTTGCCGTATATGCCATCAAGAATAGATTTTTGTCGAACGAAGACAAAGAGCAATTGTATTCCCTGCACTTTATTTCGCTAGAAGGTATGGTAGATAATGTCACATATTTGTGTCAGAAGTATGAAGGCACAACAGATGAAATAGCAGCAAAAGTTTTTGATGATACGTTTAAGAATATTCCTAGATACTTAAACGATAAAAACACGGGAGCAACTGCACCTAAATCTGAATTTACCATCGGCGATACTCCACACACTTCTAAGGTTTCATTATTGCCTCCTATGTGGACACCTTTTCAAATAATGGGTTATCTATCAAAACGAGCATTAGGAACAAATGTTACCGATGCTCCGACGTTTCTATTTTATGAGACGACCAAAGGTTTTTACATGTGTTCTATAAACGATCTAATTAGATCACAGATGTCAGTTGGTTTTATTATGTCGAAGTTGAAGTATCGTAAGAAATATGAGGATGAACAACTAGGAGAAAATGCAATTCGTTTGGCGTATTCTCACGTTGAAAATCTAGAGTTTTTATCAAACGTTGACGTTCTTAAAGGTCAAGACTTGGGGCATTTCGCAAGCTCTCTTTTCACATTAGATGTAGTCAAGAAAGAATATGCGGCAACGTCATACGATCACGGGTTTGAGTTTCAGAAATATCCTCATTTGGGTAGTTATAAATCTGCGCCCGGTCAAGCGGGTCTGGTTCTGGATGAAAGCAAGAAATATAATTCAATTTTTCCTGCCACTGTTATGCGCTCATCCGACAGTAAAGTTTTTATTGAGTCTATACATCCCGGTGTTCTAGATAGTGCAGACCCAGAATTGATGAATCTTCATCCTGAAAAATATGTTCAGCAAAGAAACAGTCTGTTTTCTGACATTTCTACTATGAAAATGAAAATTAGTATTCCAGGTAGAACAGACATGGAAGTTGGTACAATCGTAGATTTTGATTATCCTTCCGTGGGGTCTGGTAGAAATGGTGAAACGGATGAGGACAGTGTTAAAGATATATGGATAAGTGGATATTATATGATAACTGCGATACATCATCAAATTACAAAATTGAGACATAATATGATTTGCGAAATTGCTAAGGATTCTTATTTGAAAGAACTTGTAGCCGAAGAAGCATCTCCAGCACCCGCGGCGCCGCCACCAACAACTAATCCTCCTTCTTCACCAGCTTCACCGACTACTACCCCAAAAGCTACTCCTGTTCCAACCAAACCAACTAAATAGACTAATGGAGTTACTTATACTATGATGGATAATAGAACAACTAATAATGTTGGTCAGTTTTACTGGTGGTTCGGCGTGGTCGAAGATCGCGACGACCCTTTACGTATGGGCAGATGTCGTGTCCGTATTATGGGTTACCACATAGATAGCAAAGAAATACTTCCTACCGAAGATTTGCCGTGGGCTGTTCCTATTATGCCTGCAAATAATCCTTCAATATCTGGAGTGGGCGGTTCGGCAAACGGCGTAGTCACCGGAACTTGGGTGGTAGGTTTCTTTGCCGATGGTTCAGACGGACAACACCCGATGTTTTTTGGCACAGTCGGTGCGGTACCTGGCGGACTTGACGGTGACGATTGTATACCTGCAGGCGGCAATTCTGCAAGTGATGCCGCTGGAGATACTGGTAATACTGGTAATGGCGGTATCGCATCTGGTCCGTTCATGGAGGTTGCTGCTAAATTTATTGCTTACTTCGAAGGAATTTGTGATCCGGCAAGAAACATCGGCGACGGTGAAATAACTATTGGTGCAGGCCACGTGATCTATGCACCAGAAGCAAAAACTGGTTATGTTAATATTGGAGATGGCACAAAAATTAAATTGGCATCTGCCAACGGCGCAGGAACTAGAATTACCAGAGCACAATCACTAAAACTTCTCGAATTTGATCTACAGAAATTTGCGGCCAAGGCAAAGGCAGCATCTGGGCCCACATGGGACAAGATGAATGATAATCAAAAGGCGGTAATGATATCCTACACATATAACTGTGGTCCGGGTGGACTTAGAAGTCTTATGAAAAAAGGTCTTGAGGGTGCTATAATGAGCGGAGATATTAAAGCTGCGGCCGAAATAATTAAAACTCGCGGAACTAGAACTGGTAAAGGAATGGGTGTTCTCACCGGTCTAGTGAGGCGCAGGGCCGCCGAAGCTGTTCTATTTGATACCGGTCGATTACCTGGATAGGATTATTATATGTCATTACTACAAGCAACCAGTCTAATTACATCGGCAGTCAAGGCTGTCAAAACTGGTAAACTTCCTGATTTATCATCAACAGTAAATGCACTGTCTTCGGCTGGCGTTTTGTCGCGAGATCAAGCCAAAGCAGTTAAGTCTGGTTTGTCTCTAGCAAACACAATCGAGCAAGGAAAAACTCCAAGTTTATCTGCGGTAACTAGTGGATTGGCGGCAGTAGGCTTGCTAACAAAAACCGGAGCAAATAGTTTAACCAAACAGATTAATGTCTCCGCATCATCTCTACCTGGAAATACAGTTTCTAATGCAAATAAGTTACTGTCAACTCTTAGCAAGAGTGGAGTTATCGATAAGCCTACTGCCAAATTATTATCAAATGGGTTAAGTATTCTTAATGCGGCATCAAATGGAAATATTTCTGGTGTAATAAGCGGTGCATTAAAGATTGCAGATGTTTCTCCCAATGTTTCTAAAGCGGCAACCGAAGTATTAAAAGCTGTTCCTACTACGATTGAAACTTCTAAGGCAAGTTCTGGATATCAAACTACTGCCGCAAAATTACCAGATATCGGTTCGCCCGGCAAATTAACAAAAGAAGACTGTGTAAAAGTTCTTACAGCCTGTCAGCAAGCAATTTCTAGAAAATATGTTGTCGGCGGTAAGAGAAACATATGGCGTAAGGTTCACAATCGCGGTGAATACGGCGCATATAGAATGACGATATCACAACTTATTGATATTGATTTTCTAAAACCAGAAATACAAGAATGGGCAGAAGATTGCATTCAGATCAATGGCAATCGTCCTGGTGCCGCTGAAAGAGTTAAGTCATACGCAGAGGCAGTTCAAGATAGGGCGGGTGAATATGACTTCGCACCTTACAAGAGAGAAGCCGGCAATAATATCCAGTATTTCTTCTTATACAATCCTATTCCTCTAAATCATGAGGCTGCCGTAAGAAGCATGATTTCTTTCGTTACGTCGGAAGAAATGCAAGATAAAGCAGCATATTATTATTTAAAGAAGGCATACGTAGATTTAAGCAATGCGAAGATTGTGAATGAAAACACTTCTAAGGAAACTGTAGCAGGCTTACTTTCCGTTGCGCTTTGTGGAAAATTAGATGATGCTATTAGTTTTGCCCAAGGTGTTATCAAATCGAATTCGGATGGCGTCAACTCTAAGTATTGGTATGATATTGGATATAACGCGGTTGCTGAAAAACCAAAAGAAACTAATAGCGATAAGCCACTACTAAAATCCGGCGTAAGAGCACCAACAACAGAAATCAGTACCAAGGCTCTAATAGAGACTGCTAAAGATCTGGCTGATGTTCTATCTGGTAAAAACATAAACGGAGTCATTTCTGGACTAGTTAAAAATGGAATTATTCCTGCCGATATCGGTGGAATACTAGATGCTGGACTGGGAATAGCAGCATCAACAATCAAAGATAAACTCGGTGAAATCAATAAGGCTAAAGATGCCTTGGCCGCGGCGACAAGTATATTGCCAGCAAATACTACTTCAGCATTGAAGTCTATATCAAGCATTTCATCTAAAGTTAGCGGAGTTACCAGCAAAGTTCCATCTATTAGTAGTCTTGCGTCTAAAAATAGTATAACCTCTGCGGTAAGCAAGGTATCTAATACATCGCTTGCAAAACAGATTACTTCACTAGCAGCCGATGTTGAAAATACTGCCACAGAAGCGGTAGGTACTGCGCTTGGTGCAGCCGGGGCAAGCGGCAAAGTTGATCCAGCATCGTTAAGTTTTATTGGCGAATCCCTAAAGTCTGGTTTTGGTCTAGCCAACGATTCACAGACTGCGGTAATCAATGAGTTAAATCGTCGCGGTATGTGTCCTCCGGGTGCAACTGCACTTCTTCGTGCGGCAATCGATGGCGTCACTGACCCCGCAAAAATTTCTGATCTGATTGCATCAGAAACTAATAAGATGGGGAACGTGGGTGCAGCTATTCCAGCACTCAATACCACGCTAATAGAACAAACAGGTGCTAAACCTGGATTGCTTGATAAGTTCGAGCAAGCAAAAGCAGCCTCTATTAGTGCAATCGGTGTAAGTAAACCAGAATTGACTTCTCTGATTAGTAGTGCCGGTTCTGCATCGATGGAATCATTGAAGAAACAAGCATCTGCGGCAGCAAGTGGCATACTCAATTCCAGTTCGACCGCAGTGTCCGGTCTTGCTCTTGCTAATAATCTCACCGCGATAACAGCCGGTGCAAAAGATCCATCTGCCGCCGCTGCCGCCCTTGGCGCTTCTGCGGTATCAAATGTTACGGGCGCTATATCAGCGGCAACTGGCGCAGTTTCGGGTATAGCTGGTAACGCACAAGGAGCACTCAACTCTGCCACGGGCAACGTTACAAGTGCGTTGTCGAATGCAGCATCAAATGTTTCAGGAATGTTGGGCGGCTCTTCACCTACCACTACCGAAAAGCCAGCAGAAGGTGAAATTGTTTCGTCGTTCTTGCCGGTATCACCCGCTTCTGTTCCTCCAACTCCTCAAACAGGTGCGGCGTCCGCAGACGCAGTTCCTACGCTACCGTCCACGCAAATTGCGGCTGCGGTAGAAGGACCAACGCAGGCTTCTTCGCCACCTGTCGACCCTAATCCAATGAAAACTACATACGGTTCAGTAGAAGTCTCGTATCAATGGACAGCATCAAACGGCGTAGTTACATTATCTACCAAGGGTTCACCGATTGCTTCTGTAAACTTAATTGATAAGACAGATATAAAAACTCCTCAATATTCGATACTGATTTCTGCTATTGATGGTGCAATTAAGCAAGAACGTATCAATAACTATACTCCAAAAACACCTAAAATCTTTGAACAAAATCTTGGAAATGCTCTTTATCCGCAAAATAGCGGTGCGCTACCACTCACAGAGATTCCGATAATTGCTACAGTTATTCCGTTTATGAGTGACCACGCAATAAAGGTCGATGGATTAAAACCGATAAACTATGAACCATTTCGGACGAAGTATATTATACCTCTCAACAGACCGGAGGGTACAGAAAGTATCGATGCTCAATTAACTCGCGAAATTGAATATACACAGCGAGACATTGTGGAATTAAATCAAGAAGTTGCCGCCGACCCAACTGGCTCGACTGCTAAATGGGATCTTCCTACCGCGGAGGCATGGCTTGATGTTCTTAATGCTCTAAAGAGAGAGCAAAAAAACATTATCTTTAACTATAATAAATGGGTTAGAGAGTTTAATAATCCTCCTCTTGGACCAGATACTGCGCTATCAAACGACCTTATAAGTGCTAAGTCTGGAATCGCGGGTGAGTATACTACAAATCTTGAGAAAGTCAAGAAAACTTTTAGTAACAATACTCCAGTTGCGGCACAAGGACCGAGTAAATCAAATACAGACGGTTCAACAACTACGATTGTAACTGAAAAATATGGCGACGGTTCTGTAGTAACAACTACAATTGTAGAAGATCAAAAAGGATTTGCGTCTTCACAAAAAGAAGTTACGAGAGTTGCTCCGCCTATCGCAACAGCTCCTCCGAATACAAATCCACTACAAGCAGATAGCGTAGAACATCCCGCCGCGGCAGATACCGCGCAGTCATTGACACAAGCCCCATCGGATGCTGCGAATATTCCAGTAACAAACGATACTGAAAACGGCTTCGGTGACCCAAGAGGCCAATATCCGAAGAAGTCTCTCGGTGGTAAACCAGATACTAATCCTCTTGCAGTGGGTATAAATTCGCCTCATATTCAGAATAACCCAACGTCACAGGGTGCAAATCAAGAAAGTTTAAGTTCAGGTGCATCACCTGCCGCTAAAAATGCTCTCCGTAAAAGAGACATTCCAAAAGCGGGTAGAAACGGTGGATCTTGGTCGCAGCCTAAGACCGCATATGCTGCCCAGTATCCTTTCAACAAGGTTACTGCTTCGGAATCCGGTCACGTTCAAGAAATCGACGATACCCCCGGTGCCGAACGGATTCACACCGCTCATAAATCAGGATCATTTAATGAAATCGGTCCTGACGGAACACAAGTAACTCGCGTTGTTGGTGATAACTATACAATTATCGATAATAACGGATATATTTTAATTGAGGGCCGCGCCAATGTTCACGTTGCAGGTGAATGTAATGTTATGATTATGGGTGATGCAAATCTTACTATGAACGGTAAAGTCAACATGGACGTTCATAATGACTTCAACTTAAACGTTGCTGGTCACTTTGGACTATCTGTAGGTGGCGGCATCTTCATTAGAAACGATGGTGTATTCTCGCACGATAATAAAGGCGACATGCAAATACATGGTGCAGGCAACTTCAATTCGACAATTGATGGCACTCATAACCTTACAGCAAGCGGTTATAAAGTAACATCTAAGGGCGATTATCATGTTAAGGTATCTGGAGTTTCTTATCATACATCTGTTGGCAATATCAATCAAGACACAGATGGTTCAATCTTGAGCAAGGCCGCCGTAACTATCGATAGTAAGTCTGGTACACATACAAACATAGAATCGCTTGGTAATACAAACATCAAGTCTGCTGGTTCTGTTAATACAGAATCGATTGCTTCTACAAATATCAAGTCTGCGAATGTTATCAATGCACAAGCAGCGGATTCAGTTAATGTCAAGTCTGGTAATGCCGTGAATGTCAACTCTGCGGCAGCAACCAACGTCAAGTCTGGCGCAGCCGTTAATGTTGAGGGTGCAGGCAATATCAATCTTAAGGCACAACTTGTTGCATCTTCGCCTATTGATACACCAACTCTTGACGTTACAACTGCAAATGTCTCCACACTGAATGCTGGTAGCACAAATCTTCGAGCAACTGGAACTGATACTGGTACTAATGGAGGAAGCACTCACGATCTTCCGATATCTGGTCCGACATCTGCTTCTGTTACTGAACCAGGATCGGCGGTAACGGCCGGTAATGCTAACTCG